AGAACGACAGAGGTTACAAGCGTAACCGACACTACAAGTATATTCCAGCAGTAATTGCACTTCTGTTTTCATCACCTGTAAATGCTGAGACAGTTGGTGGTGTATCAGCAACAGCAAGTCCAATCGCGAATAGCTCTGGCTCAGTGACGAACCAAGCTATCCAGGTTTTACAAGGACCATATATCACTAACACTTACGGAGCAGGGATTCAGTGTCAAGGACCGACGATGAATTTCACTCCATACATAACTGGAACTGCGTCTGCACAAAAACCATATGAACCGTACTATAACGATCCTGTATATGACATGAGGGATCTAGATGAGGACGGCTCTTTAGATAATCCTGGGGACATTCTCTATCATGTTCCGACAAGAACTGGACAGAAAGATAACTACAGTATCGGTATAGGATTCTCTGCTACATGGTCTACACCATTAGACAAAGAATTACAGCAACAATGTAAGGATGCTGCAGCAGCAAATATCGCATTGATGCAACAAGCACAAGCAAATAAAAGGCTTGACTTTGAGATCGCGAGACTCAAAAATTGTGGAGAATTATTGCAAAAAGGAATTCGTTTTGCACCAGGAACAAAGTATGCAACAATTTGTGCAGATGTACAGGTAGTAGCACCACCATCACAGGTGCAACCACACGTTCATACTATCCCTACTTCTTCCGCAAATCGCGCTGCCACTTCCTCCTCTCGTAAACAGACTCAACCTTAACCTGTTTACCTAGTTTTTCCTTCACCTTTTTAATAACTTTCTTCACCACAGGTTTAACCACCTTCAGAAGAAGGTCTGCAATGGGTTTAGCAAAGATCGCAGAGGTTGTAGCGACAGCAGCAATCGTTGCTGTAGTGGTGACCATCCCAACAGGAGGCAGATATGTCTCAGCAAACGTTGGTTCTATACAACGTGGGTCACTTGCTAGCAGTTCTTTATACCACTCACAAACTTTCTCAGGTTCCTTGGTGTTCGCAGTTGACACTGGGGGACCTTCTGTCTTAGGAACCTGTGTTTCTGGTGCTTCTGGTGGGTCTGGTGACTTAATCTTTGGTGGTTTCACTGGTGGTCCAGTAAAAGTAAGATCATCTTTGTTGTAGTCCATCGGATTAAATGATGGCATACCAGAATCACAATAGACTTTGACACCTTTAGGGTCATTATCTACAAGATTTTTATTCTTTCCGTCATCCGACTCATGCGCCTCTACACAGCCAGGCATGTCGATGACAGGGACACCCACCTGCGTTGTTACAGGTGGGTATATGGGTATTGCCTGTGGACTAGATGTAACCCAATCAGGCATATCGGGGATATTAATACTATTGATATTAATATCATCTGTTCTGATCTCAGGAATATCCATGATATAAGTTAAAGATCACAGTCCTGGCAGTCCCAGACCCCCACTAGCAGAACCAGCAGGAGGAACAACACCTCCAGTTGCACTTGGCAATTCAGGCATTGCTGCATCAACCATGCCAGGGAGAGCACCAGCAATTGCTTCTGCTGCTGCCTTAGCAATCTTTTCTCTTGCGTTCTCAGCGATTGCTTCTCTGTTTAGGTAAACATAAGTGCCACCACCGACGATGCCTGCCGTTCCCAAGAACGAGAGCACAGCAAGGACATTAATTACCTTTTGCATTTTCTTCCTCCTTTTTACCGATAGACGGGGCTTTCTTTGGAGCACTACCATTTTTAGCGGGACTCAATCCGAACGCAGCTAACGATCCAGAAAAGACCGAGGCTATGAAGGTAGGATCGAAATCCAAGATTTTCTGACCGTTAGGTAGTCTAACGTACGAGAATGTGAGAAGGGATGCCGACCAGATGAGGACGACAACTTTCACCAAATTACCAAGGACTTCACTTTTATCTTCATCATTATCCTTCTCTTCATTCACGACTGGTTTAGTATCAGCCATGTTATTGAAGTAAGGCAGAGGTATTTATGAAACCTCTGCAGTCTGTTTCTTTTTGCCGATATTATACTTGGACTCTAGGGTCCACTCACCCTTATCCTTGTATGACAATACTTTAATTTGATTCAAAGGTGCAAGATCTTCTTCTAGAAGTTCACCTACAACCTCAATCAGACCCCAGTCTGACAGCAATTTAGCAATACGATTCCTGCGTTCTAGATCATTCTTAGAAATGTTTGTATGCTTTCCATCGAGAGCAAACAGTTCTTTGAAGTGAACGATATAATACTTTCCTTTCTTGTGCAGGATGTGGCAGGACTGATAGAGTTTACGCTCCTTTCGGGAAGCAACACCGATTCGTGTGAGCGTTTCGCGTACCTTCAAAAAATCATCTGGTTCGCGGAGGGTAACTTCTAACATCAAGTCCTGAGACCACTTGATCTCATCACTCATCTTTTTCCTCCAGTATCGAGTTTCGTTTTAATAACCTCAAGTTGTTCTTTTGTCAGAATACGCATGACTTGTTCCGCTTTTTCATAACTATATCCATAGTATTTCTTCACAAGCTCGATGTCGGAGTTAGACTCCTTCTTCTGCCAAGGAGAGAATCGCTTGGATTTCCTAACACTATGTATAAAATACTGGTATTGCAGTTGGTTATCTAGATGACCCATGCCATTCATCATGTTGGCGTGCATACATGTGTCGATAAAACCACTCATACATTTGTTGATAACGTATGGAGGATACTTCTTCATTGCCCTCTCGTCATCGGAGAGATCACCTTGCTTCAGGTTGATGCTATTGAGATAGTCTTTGAGAGGGTATTCATGCATAGAGCAGTTCAATCGGTGTGGGTGGTTCTACTTCGTAGTTTGTGATCAG